ATACAGTAGGACAATTTTCTGATCCTGTATTTGGTGGCAGTTATGCTGCGGCAGCTCCGTTTCTTGCTGTAACAAGCCCTACGGATGGAGCTAACTATGCAACAGTGCAGGAAGTTTATGACTATGCCAATTTAAATGCTGAAGACATTCCTACCTTTAGAGTTTCATCTGCCCTAAAAAGAGCTCGTGCAGTTATCGACTGGCGTACAGCAGAAATGGATTTTGAAAGATTTAACGATTATGATGAACCTACTGCTCGTCGCAAATATAATGCTTCATTAAGAATACTAAAAGAAGCTGAAATTAATATTGCATTAGGTAACTTATATCAAAATCTATCAGATGATAGAATTATTGAAAATATGAGATTAAATTCATCTTCCAAAGTTGGAAGTGTAACTATAGGTGGAACAAGTATTGGCGGAGACGATCTTGGAGATCGTAATGAAAGCATTCTATTCTTAGCCACATTATCTTCTAGATACTTTGCACAAGGTGAAATCTTATTATCCCATTTTGATACCAATAGTATTAAATTAGTTGGATATGATCTTGCTGTTCGTGTTCCAAAATTCCGTTATCCATTTAATGGATGGGCGTAATGATTCAAGTATTGTATAGAATTTTAGCTGTATTTATAGCATCTGCTTTAGGTGCTGTAGGTGCAGGAACAATAGCTGGTATTAGCATGCTTAATGCAATATTTATTGCTGGCATTACCAGTGTTATGACTGTTGGTGAAGCATTAGCTAGATCTTATATCAAAGATGGGAAATTGACTTTAGATGAAATTAATAAAGCTTTTGATCTTGTGGATAAAGAGGATTCTTAAAAGACTACACGAACAAGCGTGGACTATTGCTGGAACAATTCTTGTTTTGATAACTCTTTCGGGAGATATACAAAAATGGGGAATTGTTGTAAGCGTAGTTACATTTTTAATAACTATGTCTTTTATGTATAATCGAGATGACCCCAATGAATCCGATGAATGATATTATGAATTTGACGTCTAGATGTATTAAATATTTTAGAAAGCTCTTCTTGCGATATCCCAATAGCATTAAGTTCCCGGATCTTTAATACTTGATATTCGGTTAATTTAGCATTAGGATTCTTAACACCTTTAGGTTTTCTTCCTTTTGCAGCACAATCTACATTATTTTCTTTATGCGTACCTTGCTTTAAATGCTCTGGATTACAACATATAGGATTATCGCATTTATGCATTACGAGTAGATCTTCCTGCAAGTCTCCATGATATAATTGATATGAAAACCTATGAGCAAACCATTCATCGCCATCATAATTCCATCTTCCGTAACCATCGCGATCTGTAAAACCTTTCCAAATCCAGCATTCTGAGGAAGTCTTGTCAATTCTATCATGAAAGTCTTGTATAGTATTTTTTCTTTTATCGTATTTATCATATACTCTTATTTGTGTCGGCATCTTGTTCCTTTGTTACATTTGCATTAATTATATCATATAGTATGCCCAATTACTTGCACTCTAACAAAATATGTAGTACTATATAGATTGCTTGAGATTGATGCATTGATGTCAATACCAATCAAATATAATAAAAAAGCATATATAATAGATTGATATAATTGTTTACATTGAATATTGATCAATCTATAAACAATCCAACCAAAGAAAGAGTCCCCAAATGCAAATATCAGGAACAGTAGCTAAGGCACCAAGAGTGCTTGACAAGGTAATATTTTCGGCAATCAAACATGAACAATGTGATAAACCAATTCAATTAGTATTATTTAGAAAAAATAGACCAGCTTCATTAACTAATGCTTTGTCCAATGCTAAAGTTGGCGATCCAATTACTATTATAGGAAAGCAAGAAAAAAATCCAACTACTAATGAAACTCAAATTGTTATAACTGACATTATTGGAGTAGAAGTAGAAGTTGGACAATCAACCAAGGACATACCCTGTCCAAGTGTATTTTAAGGCGATAAATAATGTGGGCTAATCTTCTGCTGTTGTTAGGATCAAATGCTGCAAGAGCAGAAGTTTTAGCTGCCTCTAGAGAAGTTTTAAAAAAATATGGTTTAGCAGTAGCAAAAAACTTTTTTAGTAAATTAAGCAAAGAAGAATTAATATCTTTAAGTAAAAAAGAATTATTAGAACTGGCTGAATTAAATTTAAAAAGTTCTGGTAGAGAAGTAATAGATGCAGAGGTATTTTCTAAATCAAATGCTAAAAAATTGGCAGACATATTTAATCGTAATATAGATTTTGTTGAGCAAAAAACAAAAACAGGTATTATAAGAGCATATGCTAATATTAATAATAAAAGATTGGCTGATACTTTAAAAACATTGTCTTCTCCTGGAAATGCTAAAGCCGGCAAAGAAGGAATTAATGTATTGGGAATTGAAATCGGCGGACAATTCATACCAGGTAAAGTTAGATCAAAAGCTTATAACAAAGCAAGAGATGCAGCCTTAGAATCATTAAGATTAACAATAGTTCCTAAGACAAAGAAGGAAGCATTTGCTGTAGCTTATGTTAGAGGATTCTTAGGTGAGGCAACTGGAACAGCAGTTAACAGTTTATTAACTGGAGCACCTAGAGCAGTGCTTGCCGCACCAAAAGCAAGAGCTTTTTATAGAACACTTCAAGCAGAAGTAGAATTCTTAAGAGTAAGTGGACAAGTTAAATCAGCATCTCAATTATCTAGAGCGATAAGAAATGCTGCATCAGCTGCTAGAGACGTGTATGGCAGTCAACAGGGCCTTGTAGGCACGCAGGTTGCTGGATATGTATCTGGTAGACTTACTATACCTGTTGCAAGTACATTCGTATTTGTAGATAGCGATACAAGAAAAAAAAGAATTGAAAAGTTCCAAAGATCCATACAACCTTGGGCAAAAAAGCAAATAAAGGTATGGGTAGATGGATATACAAGACAAGATGGAATCAGGGTAAGAGGCCATTACAGACAACTAGAGGTTGCAGCATGAAATCAATATTCAATGAAAATCAAATAAAAGCAATTGAATTGTTATCTTATGGTAATAAAACATACAAGGAAATAGCTGACCTATGTGATACTACTGCAGAGACGCTTAGACAATGGAGAAAGCTTCCAGAATTTCAAGAAGAAGTAAAGAAAAGATGCAGAGAAGTATTAAAAGATATGGAACCTGCTTTGTATAATATTGCTTTAAAGAAAGCATTTGAAGACGGTTCTTGGCAACATATTAGGCTTTTACTTGGTAGAATAGAGAGGCTGGAAGATATTGCTGAAGGCCGTGGTCAAGATTACAACATCATGTTTAAGTGGAAAGAAGATAAATAATGTTTACAGTCCCCGATACATATACAGAAGGTATGGAAGAAGTGGTCAAATGGTCCAATTCATTGCCTGAAGAATATTCAAAAAGATTCATGTTAGATGTATATAAGATCTACATGGAATGGAAGTATACGCTAGACACAACAGAAGATGAGGCACAGAATGCTTAGTCCAGTTCTTAATTCAATAGCAGATGGATCATTTAGATGTCCATATTGTGGAGAAATTATATATTTAGATCAATATCATTCTTGCAATGATATGAAACAAGAAGCGAAAGATCGCTGGAATGAATGGTGTCCTGAAAGCATGAAGATTGCATAATTATGCAAACAATTGAATTAGATTATAGTCCATACGAATACCAGTGCGTTGTTCATGAAGATGAGCATCGCTATAAGCTTATAGTTGGTGGTCGTCGTGTGGGTAAATCTAAGATGGCCCTAATGGAACTCATCAAGCATTGCCTGGAAACACCCAAAGCTAATGCTTGGTGGGTTGCGCCAACAATAAGTATGGCTAGAGAAATAGGATGGGAAGAGTTTAAAGAATTTAGAGAGGACTTAGAGCCTGCAATAGAATCGGTCCACGAAACATTATTGCGTGTCAAATTCTTAAATGGATCTCAAATATCCTTTAAGGGTGCAGACAATGAAAGATCCCTTAGAGGTAGAGGCTTAACATATCTTGTCATTGATGAGGCAGCATTCGTTGATCCCGACATATGGACCAGAGCTCTCCGCCCAGCACTCTCTGACCGCAATGGCAAGGCAATGCTTATATCAACACCAAATGGTCGCAATTGGTTCTATGATCAAGCTTCAGTAGCCAGCAGTGATCCAATGTGGTTGTATGATCATTGGCCAACCTGGAAGAATCCTTTGATATCCGAAGATGAATTAAAGCAGGCAGCACAGACTGTATCAGAGATGGACTTTAGACAGGAATATCTGGCTGAATTTATTACCAAAGAAGGTCTAGTATATGACAACTTCAATGAAGAAAATGTGATAGACTCCGCATCACCGTCAATTCATGACTGGGATATCTACTTAGGTGTAGACTTTGGTTATGCTAACCCAACAGCTGTATGCTTTATGGCAGTGGATAATATCCAGCAACAAGTAATTCAATTTGATGAAATATATATAACTAGAAAAAGTATTGATCAAATAGAGGATATGATAATCGAAACATTGGCCAAGCATCATCTTAGTAGGTCTTCAGTTAAGGAAATACTGACAGACCCAGCTGGTAATGCTGCAGAGTTATCGTCTGGTATTTCACCAGTGGATTATTTGAGGATGAGTGACTATCGCTGGCATGTGGACAATAAAGGCTCTCAGATAGCCCCAGGAATAGCTCTGGTGAGATCATTTGTGCAAACAGCTGATGGAACAAGGCGTTTTTTTGTTACTAATAATTGCAAGGAAACTATTAGATCAATTTCTGGTTATACTTATTCTAAAGAAAGTCAGAGATACGAAACCATTAAAGAAGAAGCATTGAAGGATGGCCTACATGATCACATGTGCGATGCAATTAGATATTTCTTTATTAATGTATTTAATCAAAATAAATGGATTACAGAAGTTCCAGAACAGTATAATTATGGGATGGACTTACAATCAAGAACAAGAATTGTTATGAAACGATGCCAGATGTGTCGCTCTCAATTCTCTAGCAAGACACCCAAGAATCAACCGCCCTATATTTGTAGGGCTTGCAACGGAGAGCAATAATGCCTACTAATTTTTCAGCCTGGGATTCACTTCCTATAAGTACAACACAAAGAGCTTTTTCAGAAACTTATAATCTTGAAGAAAAAGAAAGAAAAGAAGCCGCTGAGTTAAATAAAAACTATTATTATGGCAAGCAAGAGGGCGATGTTGTATTGA